TGGCCGATACCTATCCACGAATTACCGCTGACATAAAAACTGGCAGCCGTTGTTTCCCTGAACCTGAACCAGTCCACACCTGTTACCGTATCTGTACCATCATCATTCAAACGGTTATCTCTAAGAACCGTCATATTTTCTGTTGTTTCAAATATATCTTCCAACATAACATAATCAGCCATTATGCACCTCCAGTATCTCTATTTCATCGAACTTATCAAAGCCGGGGTCAAAGACCGACACCATTCCCTTATCCAGTTCTTCCACAATGCCTGTCAGTTTCTCTTTATAATCCGTCACAAGGACCAGATTACCTGCTGCGAGCTTTGTGTAATGATTTGTTCCAAGCCTGTCTGCTTTGACCTTATGCTTATTTACAAACGGTGCTGTTTCAAACGGCAGTATTCTGATCTCCATCAGTTCCTGAAAAGGTTCTGTATTGACCGTAAGGCTGACTGCCCTTCCCCTGTCCATAACGATAGGAGCACCGCCGGACAGGGAGTATTCCTTCCGGAGCAGAAACTGCTTATCGTCCTCCACATAAGTTCTCCGGTATTCCATCTTATCTTTATCTGCTGTTTCGACCACATCCCTGACGATCGGTACAAAGAAGGAAATGTTATCATAAAACTCCGGCACCATGAGACCCGTCATCCTGATAGAATCAACATGCTGTGTAATACCAGTTTTCTTCGGTGTGATAAATGCAGCCACCGCCTTGTCATGGATTCTATTTGTAGGAAGCCCGGAAAGTTCAACCATCTTGATTTCTTCATCAACCGCGATCCTTCCATCCCATCTTTCCTGTGCACCAAGCCCCTGACCGGATATGGTTGCCATTGCATTCTGCGGTTCAATCGTTGCTGTTCCGTCCGTAAGTTCTATCAGTACTTCAAAGGTGTGAAGTTCGTTTGCCTTCATTTCTATGATCGGATAATACAGGTTCAGCAGATGCTTTCCGCTGAACCATGTCTCTGATGGATGGAACTGTTCCACTTCTTTCCCGTCAAGGACATAATAGGCTTTCAGAAGGGTCTTTCCATCGTCCGTCCAGTT